ATCTAACGGTTGGTGCTATTGACCCGGGTACATTAACATTAGATGTTCTTGGATTTAGATATTCAATATAAGAGGAGAAGAATTATATGACTGCAATTTCTTTAAAACGAGCACCAATACATTATGCTGATATCATATCTACTGCTCCAATATTATGGAATAGTAATACTACTATTGTTCTAGCTCCAGGTCAGTATCGCGATTCAACTAATAGTGTTGATATTATTCTACCGCCAAACGGTGTGACAATAGATCAAACAGTAAATGGCATAAATGGTTTAGATAGCGGTACTCTTATAAGTACTTGGTATTATGTATATGTAGTAGGTGACTCTACTGGTTATCTTCCAAGTGGAGGGGTTATTTCTACCTCTGGAAACGCTCCAACATTACCGTTTAGCTATGACGTATATAAATTAATTGGCTTTGTTCATACGGCGTCATCAACTTTATATTTCACTAAATTCTATCTATGTGGAACCGGAAATACCAAACTTTTCATGCATGATAGTAAAGTTCAAGTAATGAATGGGGGAACTTCTGCTACTTTTGCTACTGTATCTTTAATTTCTGGTGTTCCTACTTATGCTGTAAGAAAAGAGGTTCTCTTAAATTATACTTTTACGCCATCATCTGCTAATAATATTTTCCAAATACGTCCAACTGGTTCGAGCGCAACAACTGTCTTAACCATTCAAGATCCTACAAATGTATGGTTAGGTGGTGAGATATCGGTAATAACCAACCAATTTAATGGTACACCTTGTATTGATTACCTAGTCAGCAGTGGCGCTTCATTAACATTAGATGTTCTTGGATTTAGATATTCAATATAAGAATGACTATTAAAGGAACATTTTATGGCTTATTTGGCGAGAGATTTAATAATAAATGCATACTACACTTCTGACGTGGTTTCTAAAGACCTACAATTTGTAGGTGGAGATCAGATACAAGAAGGGTTGAATTTATTAAACGAGTTTCTCGCTATTAAGTCAGTTAATATGTCTCTTATTCCCTATTATTCTAGCGCAACAATTACTGGAGTTGTAGGACAAGAAGTTTATTTAGTCCCTGGTTTATTAAGTATTGATACATTGACATTCGATCTGAATAGTAACTTTAGAATGCCGATGACCCGTAGAACTAGATCTCAATATTTCGGTACTGCTCGTGTTAATCAAATTAATTCTCTACCCATTACATGGCACGCTGAACGATGTGTTGGAGGTACTAATCTTTACATCTACTTTCAACCGGATCAAGCATATCCATTTAAGGTATGGGGTAAATTTGCTTTAACACAAATTACTTCATTAGCTACTGATTTATCTTTATTGCTAGATTTATATTACATCAGTTATTTACGTTATGGACTGGCTGAAATGTTATGCGAATTTTATGGCATTGCGCTAGACCCATTAACTGCTAGAAAACTAATGGTATATGAGCAATCATTCAAGGCCATTAGTCCTCCGGATTTCTCTGCAAAGAAGATTACAGCATTTAAGAAAGATAGCAGCGGATTTGGCTGGGGTGATGTCTATATTGGTCAAGGTTGGCGCGGAGGTGTGTAGTAAATGGCTAAATCACCGAACACACAAGATATACCTCTATCAATAGTAGGATCTACTAGGTTTGGACGTTCTCCAAAAATTTCTGCTGAACAAACATACAACATGTTTATTAGTGATGATTGGTTAGTGACCTTTGCAGGACATAAGAAGGTTATTAATTTTGGGAATCTGGGCGATGGCCGTGAGCTTTTTTATAGTTCTAATCTTAATGCTTTTATATTGGTTATTAACAATTTTGTGTATTTAGCAACAGTACTTGGTGACCAAAATGAGTTAACAAAAGTAGGAGAGATAAATACTTTTACTGGTGATGTATTCATAGCTGAAAATAATGCTAATCAAATTGCAATCTGCGATAAGAAAGATATATGGATTTATAATTATACAGTTGGTTCTACAACCTTTACTAAAGCCACTTTAAATTTCACTCCTTTATATGTCTCATTCCAGGACGGTTATTTTATAGCTGCTGCTAGATATCCGGATGGATTAACTAAACCTGGTTGGCGTTTATCTGATCTAAACAATGGATTGAGCTGGCCTATTACTGCTGCTTATGTGGGAGAATTTCAAACTAAACCTAATGAATGTTTAGCTTGCGTTCCTGTTCCTGGCAAAGGAGGTTTGTTATTAATCTTTGGTCAGACTGTAACAGAAGCATGGCAAGATGTGGGCGCGCAATTATTTCCATATCAGCGTACTACAGGATTTAATATTGATTATGGTTGCCTAAACACAGCTACGATTGCTACCTCGGATAATCTAGTGGCTTGGTTAGGAGTTAATCAAACTTCAGGACCTGCAATATTAGTTAGTACTGGAGGCCAAACACAACAGATATCAGATGATGGAATAAATTACAAATTATCGACTTTGAAAAATCCTGAATTGGCTTATGGATTTTTTGTAAAACAAGATGGTCATCTAACATACCGGTTAACTTTTCCCGATCCAGAAGATAATGTTTCTTACGTTTACGATTTTAATACAAAGAAATTCTTTACACTCTCTGATGAGTATATGAATTGTCATATAGCTAAGACTGCTGCTTATGCTAATAACACCTATTATTTTCTAGGATTTGATAATGGCAATTTGTATGAGATGAATAGTAAATATACAACTTATGACGGGGCTGAGATTCCACTTATAAGAGTAACCAATACTGTGAGATTACCTGATACCTCAAGATTTGTAGGGAATAACCTAACTTTCCCACTTGAACAGGGCGAACCGAATGTAAGTCCCTTTGCTGATCCAAGAAAGATTAAGGGTGGGGCTATAACCGTTCCGGCTGACTTCCCTTATTTAGTCTCTGTTGAATATGGTGATGTTCATTATGTATATAGTCAGGTTGTAGATAATGATCCTACACGTACTAATACAGGACAGAGTTTTGGAGCAGATCTATACATTGTATGGAATGGGACAACATGGGATGTGATTAGAGATATTATTTCCAGGATTGATTTGTCTATATCGCGTGATGGTGGTGTAACCTTTGGCACTGCGATGCCCTATGTTTTACATCCTCAGGCTTATAGAAAGAATAAGGTAACATTCTGGAAATTAGGTTCTGCAAATGAAATGACTGCCCAATTAAGATTTTGGGGTACTAATAGATTCGTGGCAGGCGAAGGCTTATTAAATATATACCAATAGGAGTTAAGTATGCAACAAGGTAACCAAATGGGGAATCAGCCTAAAACATTAAGTGATTATTTAATGTTAGGTGGGGCTGGATTAGGCAGTTTACTTGGTGGCAATCCAGCAGATGCAGGAATGGAATATCTAGATAAGATTTCGGGGACAATGAAAGAATATATGGACCCCTTTATTAATGCTGGTAAAGGGATGCTTCCAAGTTTGCAGGATCAATATGGCCAATTGGTCAATGATCCTTCGGGCAAGCTAAAACAGTTTGGCGCTAACTTCCAACAAGATCCTGGCTATCAATGGAACTTGGGCGAGGCACTACGTGGTGCTAACCAGGCTGCTGCTGCTGGTGGTATGGCTGGCTCGCCAATGGCGCAACAGAATGCAGGAATGATTAGCTCTAACATGGCTAACAATACATATCAGGATTATTTGCGAAATGTTATGGGGCTATATGGACAGGGATTAGGTGGCCAACAAGGTATTTATAATACTGGCTTTATGGGCGCAAGCAATTTGAGCCAGGATTTAGCACAAGCATTAATGAGCCAAGCCAAAATGGCCTATGAAGGACAGGCAAAGCAGAATAATAGCATGGGTGGTTTGTTTGGTGGTATAGCTGGTGCGCTTGGAGGTGCTGGTAGCAGTTTAACAAGTTTGCTTGGTTTATTATAAGAGGGCGATTATATGGGTATAGGCGTATTAGATGTAAGACCATTAACTTGGGAAGAATCGAACCCAGGTTTTGCAGGATTACAACATTTAGCTACATTAAAACAGGCAATGGCTGATGCTCAAG